CAAATACGAGGGGGTTCTCGTTCGTAAGTCAAATTGAAGATAAAGAAATATCACAGACTCTTTTAAAAGTTGCCAAACTTATAAAACTCAACAAGGAAAGGGAAATGAAAGATGTATTGTTCAAACAAACAATTGAACAATTAAAAAAGACTTTTGAACAGAATGATTTAGAAACATTACAAAAGTTACAAATTGAATTTCAAGATAACGAAACCGAAATAGAATTAACCAATGAGCAGGACGGAGAGAAACCAACAACTATCGAATTGGCTGAATAGTGAAAAAAGAAAGGACCAAGTTGAACTTGAAGGAGAAAAAAATAGACTCATTCAAGATTTAAAAAATTTAAAAAAGGGAGATTTGTTTCCCGAGCCGATTAAATTAACTTTATGGCAGAAATTAAAAATACTGATTCTAGGGAGTTAGAAAAATTAGCGTTAATTGCAGAATCTCTACAAACTTTGTTTAGTGGAAAATCTACTGTTGTATTAGAATTACCTAAAGGAGAATTTACTAGTGTGATTAATCATTTTAGAGAGATTGACAGGCACCACAAACAATTTACGATAGATATATCTGGAACTGAATTCATATTCATACTTTCGATGGTGGAGGAGAAGTAAACCTTCGGTATAACATACTTTTATTAAAACCATTTTTTTCAAGTATCTCATAAAGATACTTTTTTTGTGCGACAGAGGTATCTTTAACAAACAAACAATCTTTCCTGTTAATTTTTATGAAATAATATGATAGACAATCAATAAATCTAGAAGACTCCTCAATGTTTTTCAACGTAAATATTGAAAACAAACTATCATTCTGAACAATAATTTTATTATTAAGTGAAAAAATCATCTTCAATGAATCAGATTTAAGATATTTTAAAATAAATTCGTGTGAGTTTATTTTTTTCTTTTTTTGTAGGTCATATATCTTTTCTTCTTGCTTGTAAGTGCAAATTTCAAACAAAGTCATACCATCATCCTCCAGCTTTACTTTTAAATTACGACCCATTTCATCAGTAATATACACAGGAAGTAATTGTTTCGAGCTCATTTCTATAATACCAAGTTCATAACTAACAATTTTACCATCTTCAAAAACTTTTTCGAAGATAACATCCTCGGATTTTGATTTCATTTTAACAAAAAAAGACTTGGCTTTGGTTAATGTTATAAACTTCTTTATTAATCTTTTTTTTATTTTATTCTTGAATAGCACAACTATGTAGTTCATATATGAAAGATTATTATAAAATTTTGGAAGTTGAAGAGAATGCTTCCGATGATGACATAAAAAAAAGTTATAGAACACTTTCTAAAAGATTTCATCCAGACTTAAATCCTGAAGGAGGAGAAAAATTCAAAGAAATTGCAGAAGCGTATGAGGTTTTAAGTGACGGACCAAAAAGAGCAGAGTATGATTTTAAAAAGAAAAATCCATATCAAAACACACCTTTTCAAGATATATTTTCTCAAATGTTTGGTGCGAATGTTAATAATCAACAAAGACAAAGAAGAAAACAGGCACCTGATAAAATATTAAAGGTACAAGTAACCCCTATTGAATCTTATTTTGGGTCTAAAAAAACAATACAGTACTCCAAGGATAACTCATGTAACGTCTGTCATGGTTCAGGTGGCGAAAGAAAAGTTTGTGAGACTTGTAATGGTGCCGGATTCCAAATTCAAACATTTGGAACTGGATTTATGGTTCAACAAGTAAGAACAGCTTGTCCATCATGTAACGGAAAAGGAAGTTATATCCTTCATAGATGTTACATGTGTGACGGTAGAGGTACTCAATCTACTATTAATGAGGTAAGTGTGAATCTTCCTCGAGGTTGTGATAATGGTCAATTTCTAAAACTTGCAAATATGGGTGATTTTAGAAATGGTGAGAATGGTGATTTGGTTTTACAGATTGAATTAATTGCAAAAGAAGGATTTGAAAAAATTAATAACGACCTTATATATTCTTTGTATCTGAATTTAGAAGATTTACAATCTGAAAAATTCAAAATACCTCATCCTGACGGAGAACTACTTATGAGCGCACCAAAAACAGTTGACACATCCAAACCATTAAGGTTAAGGGGAAAGGGATTTGAAGGAGGGGATATGTACGTGAAATTGTTTGTAAAATTTGACAGGCCTATTTGAAATAAGTCATAATTTCTTTAACTAACGAAATACTTCCATATACCGAAGTACAAATAATGTAGATACCGGCAACAATACCAAACATTTCATTTTTGTTTAAACTACCGTGGTAGGGTGTTTTTTTACAAGAGTCACAACCTTTATTAGTATTTTCTGACATATTTATAAATATGATTTCTGAACAAATTATACGAAGAGTCCTTTATAAATTTTTGGACGAAAAGGAACAGAAGAAGTTTAAGAAAAAAAGAAAATATAGTCAATCTTACTGTAAGTCAACACCCTGTTCGGAAATGGGTTTCACTCAAAAGGCTTCTTGTAGACCGTATAAAAATTGTTATGATTAAGTTGCCTTTTAGATTTTTTTATCTTATAATTAATTCATGTTAAGTTATATAGGTGGAAAATCAAAAATTGGTAAATGGATAGTAGATTACTATCCAAATGATATGGAAACATATTTAGAAACATTCGGTGGGATGTTTTGGTGTTTTTTCAACATGGATTTGGGGAGATTTCCAAATCTTAAAAGAGTGGTTTATAATGACTTTAATCCATTGAACTACAATCTATTTTTATGCGTACAGAATCCAGCACAACTACAGATGTCTTTGGACTCTATTCCAGTACAAGAGCTAGGGGTCTTTCAAACAGACATTTCTTACAAAAATAGATTTCAAGAGTATCAAACTGAATTATTTTCATCAGGTTTTACAATAAATTACCCTGATTATGAGGTTGCTGCAAAATACGTTTATATTGTTACCCAAGTCTTTAGTGGTAGTAAACCCGAAACATCTTCTTTTATAGATTTGAAGGGTAAATACAGGTCAAAATATCTTTCTTTTAGGGATAAATTGAGTAAACCTGATTGGTTAGAACATTTTCTTAAAATTACCGAGGTGAGAAACAAGGATTTCCAAGACGTGATACAAGAATTTGATTCGGATAAGACATACATTTATTTGGACCCCCCTTATTGGAAAACAGAAAATTACTATTCAAACCACGATTTTGACAGAAATGACCACGAAAGATTGGCCAATGTTCTTAATTCATGCGAATCTAAATTTAGTTTATCATATTACGATTTTGAACTTCTTCACGATTGGTATCCCGAAGATAGATATAGGTGGGTTAAAAAACAATTTGCAAAAGCAGCTGCAGCAAAAAAAGGTGTAAAACAAAATTTAGCCGAAGAGTTATTGATATTGAATTATTAGTTATTTTCGTATTGTCAATATATTTATTTATTAAATCAGTGTAGATGAAATTTACCACGTTGCTGAAAGATGTTATTTTGGAAAATTCAAGATTCGAAATTTTGAGAACAGCCCTTACTAAACCAAGTAAGGATAAAGAAGGAAAGACTGTAAAACCAAAGTTATCAATACAAGAATTTATTCAACTTGTGCAGGCTGACCCAACAACAAGAATGAATAATGTTGACCCAGAATCTGCAGATTCAAAAGAACTTGAAAAAATTAAAGCTGGTAAGTATGTTAATTGGTTAATCAAAAATTATTTAACTCCAATAACAGAAAGACAACCAAGTGATTCTGGATATGAAAGAGAGGTAAAGCAAGTAAAAGAAACTTTCTTGGAAGACCTTTACAAGGTAACCGAAGATTTACAAAAGTTTATTAGATTTAACAAAAAAATTCCTTTAGAAAATAGAGATATAAATAAACTTACTACCGCACAATTGTATGATGCGGTTAAAAATTTTGATTTAACTTTAGCAACAACTACAAAAGCTGAAAGAAAATCTGCCCCTGTTCATCCTGGCGCGGAACTTTTCTTCGAAGGTCCAAATTGGAAAGTTATCAAAATTGAAAATAAAGGTGCGTCAGGTAAAGAGGCAGCATGTTTCTACGGTGGTAACAATAAAGAAACGAGATGGTGTACGTCAGCACCAGGTGCGAGTTGGTTCGATAGATACATAAAAGATGGACCATTATATGTTGTTTTCAATCCTAATGACACTAATATTGCCCCTGAAACCGGTCTACCGGTAGAAAGGTATCAGTTTCATTTCCCGTCAAATCAATTCATGGATAGACATGACCATTCAGTGAATTTAATTAATTTACTAAATGGACCTATGAAAGAACTTAAAATGGCTTTCAAACCTGAATTTGCAGAAGGGTTGACGGTGGGAGGAGAAAAACTTGTCATTGATAGCTTCTCTCAAGGGAACGTCGGTAAATTTATAGGGTTATATGGACTAGATGAGTTAATTGACAACCTTCCTTTGAGTTTAAAAGAATTCCAAATTTCCAACAAGGAAAGAGACTCGAAAATTATTATTACTATACCTACTTCAATATCGAGATTTAAAAATCTTCAAATGTTACTTTTCGATAATTGTATTGAATCTATACCTGATGAAATTTGTGAGCTTCCTGAATTGAGATTTTTGGCTTTGATTAACAATCAAAATTTAACTTCCATACCTGAATGTTTATCTGATGTCCCATCATTACTCTTCTTGAACCTTAAAGGGAGTGGTAATGTAAAAATTCCTCAAAGAATTATGGATAAGGCGAACGACCTCGGTAACGGAATGTTGGATTTACAATAATTCTAATTATGAGCGTTGATGTTGAAATTTACATGAGTAACATCATCAAGTTTTTCACAAAAAATGAGAAAGACCTGTTAAATTTAATTCCCAAATCTATGGAACAAAAATTCTATAATAGAATTAGGGAAGTTGCTGTTATTAATGATGAGAAAGGTGTTGAGGTTTGTCTCACACAAAAACAACTTATAGAAATTTGTGCCGAATTAAATGGTAAAAAAATTAAAGAAAATAAAATAAGGGACATAATTGTTCAAACACCTTTTGGACATTATTCTTTAAATTAAATTTTGTGTTTTGAAATAGTTCACTTACTTTTGTGTTCTAAATCAAACAATATGTCAACACTCCAAACCTACCGTCAGACAGTACCATCAATTTTCTCCACTTCTCCTTCACCAAAAGTTTCCTCAAAGTACACCTTCGTTCCTACAATCGAAATTTTAGAAAATTTTGAAAAAGAGGGTTGGAAAGTTGCTTCCGCAAAACAAGTGGGTATGGGTTCTTTTGCTACCCATGAAGTTCGTCTTCGTAATTCAGAACTCCCAAAAGTTGGAGATTCTCTTATTGAGGCACTAATTAGAAACTCTCACAATGGTTTGACTTCTTTTTCCGTTACAGCCGGACTCCACCGACTAGTTTGTTCAAATGGGTTGACAGTCCCAACTTCATTGGCTGATAGTATAAGTGTTAAACACCTTCGGGTTGACCTCGGAACTGTCAGACAAATTACAGACCAATTTGCCGAACGTTTACCAATAATCCAACGCTCTGTGAGTAAAATGGAGAATACTTTTTTGAATGAGGAAAATGTTGTTGATATTGTAAAAAAGGCAACTCTTATTCGTTGGCAGTCAGGTTCTGTTCCTTCAATCAACATCGAAAACCTTTTATCACCACTTCGCGAAGAAGATAATGGAAATAGTGTTTGGAAACTTTTCAATGTAATACAAGAGAAGTTTGTTCGTGGGGGTACACAATATCAATCAACAAAAGGTCGTTTGGTTACTATGAAAAACTTAAAGAATTTCCAAAGTATTAATAAAATTAATACAAGTCTTTGGGAATTGGCCGAATCCTATTGTTAATAACCAAAGGGGGACAAAGTCCCCTTTTTTTATTATTATTTTATTATGGGTCAAGAATTATACAAATATAGCCGCGAAAGATTTACCACAACATTTTATGATGACCACAACAACATAGATGATTTTTCTTTGAAGTTAGAGGATATTTTAAAATCCAATTTTACTTTCAAGCAAATCGGTAGTTCCAATAGTGAAGAGTCTTTTGTTAAGAATTTTGCAAATCCAATGGCTTCAGTCATAAAAGAATATTTTCTAATTGTGGTTGAGGAGAAGGAGGATAAAGTTTCTTTGAAACTCTTTAGGGGTCATAAACAAAGAAAGGTTGGAAATGTTTGGTTCTCGATGTCAAAAAACGTTGATTACATCTCTGTAAATTTGAAAACTGGCAATGTATATTTTGGCAAATTGAACAACTATCAAAAGAAAAAAAAGTTTACTAGAGTAACAAAAATGAATTACTTCGTAAATGAACCAATCAAATCATTTACATCAACTTTAAAAAATATTATAGATACATATGGAGGGGACGGGTATAAAGAGGTGACAAATTGTATTTCAATATTTCTAGACAAGATAGACAATTCAAATAAATTTGAGAATTTAGACTATGATGAGAGACTTTATAGATTTTATTTGGATAAAAAACAAATAAAATATCCTAACAATTTTACTGTTTTCAAAAACGTATATTATGGACCAAAGTTTTCCAAAATACTTAAGAAAAATTCAAAAAAACTTGTTGAAACCTTCATGGATATTCATCAACTCAAAGGTAAAAAAATAAAAAAGTCTCTGCATGATTGCGAGTACTTGAATATAGAATTACTCAAACATTCGTTGAATTTTTTTGGGTCAGACTGGATTAATCAAGATAATAAGTTAGTTACTGAATTATTAAATTCAAAAGCACATATCCCCAATATCGAAGACGACTTTAAAGAGTATGTATCACAGGAAGAACTAAAAAAAATATTTTCGATGTATAAACAAGTTTTTGTATACCAAAACTTGGATAGTTATACATTCGCAGACCACATTAGAATGTACGTAGGTCTCAAAAAGTATGGAGAAACAGAACTTCGTTGGATGTCAACACCTGAAAGAGGTCGTGACTTTTTCAATAAAGAACACATAGATTGGACCGAAAAACTTCAGTTCTATACGAGAGGAATATATGATAGGGTCTATCCAAAATATTTTTACGATATAATCGAAAAACAAATTTTTAACTTTAAACCAACTATATTGAATAATACCTCAACTTACAATGAAGAAAGTCTAATTCAGCATAATTGTGTTAAAACTTATTTGGGTAGACCTTCTTCATTTGTTGTTTCATTGAGAAATTTAGAAGATGGGGATAGGGCAACTTTAGAATACAAGATATATAAAACTGAATCAATACATGTTGAGAGAGTACAAAGTCTTGGAAAATATAATAGTCGTCTTGATGAATCTTGGAATGATGTTCTAAAGGTTTTGGATGGAACAGTAATAAAGGCTTTCTCGGACGAAAGATTTGAATCTGTTAAGATAAAGAAAAAGTGTTCCAATGGAGTTGAACTTTTTTCTGATTCGGAATTTTCTACAGATGGATACTTGGGTTGGAAATTTAAGACTATAATAAATGAATTTGGTTTATATATTTAATTTATGTTTCGTAAAAATGACTATATTAAAAGTATTGAACAAAGAGATGGAATATTTTCTTTTTTGGAACTATCCTTTTTCAAAGGAGACCCCAACAAATATTTCAATTCAAAAAAAAATAAATCTGTTTTTGAAAATACAAAAATGAATACTATTGGAAAGTTAATAACAACTGAAGTTGTTTATGAAACGGCCCAAAAATTCCTCATCCAAATAGAACTTGAGATACCATTAGTTACTATTTATTATAAACCCGAACAACAAAAAGAATTATTATTTTTTATAAATCAAACATTCAAAGGATACAAAGATGACACAACTAACAACTGAACAACTTAAAACTAAAATCTCCGAGGGGGAAAATTTCGTACTAGACTTGTTCGCCACTTGGTGCGGACCTTGTAAAGTAATGTTAAACAATCTAAATAAGGTTAATGAATCACTTATCACTGAATCAAGTGAACCCAAATATAAAATCTACAAGTACGATGTAGACGAAGACAGAGAATTTTCAATGAATGAAATGAATATCAGAAGTGTACCAACTATAAAAATTTTCAAAGAGGGACAAGAAGTCTTTTCAAGAACTGGGGTTATGTCACCTAATGACGTACTAAATTTATTAAAAGATTAGTAATGAAAGAATTATCGGTTGTTGTTTATACAATGAAAGGATGTCCATACTGTGTTGATTTCAAAGAAATTTTAACGAAAGAAGGGATTGAATTCTACGATAGAGATATAGATGAGTTTTCTGATGAGTATGAAATATTCACCAAAATAACAGAAAATGATATGATTCCTGCGTTATTGATTATTGAATCCGAAAAAGAAAATAACAACTCTTTCCTTTACGTACCAGATAAAGACTATATGGAGTTAACAGAGGCTGTTGATATTATCAAGGGACACAGAAAAAAATTGGGAATTATAAAATAATAAAATCTTTTTTGACTTCTTTTAGAAAGTTATATTCTGAAAGTGGATTGGTTAGTTCTTCGAACCATTCCACTTTTTTTATTTTATTATCAATCTCATTTGTATCAAAATCAAAACAGTCCAAAATTGCTGATTTGAGAGTTTCATCTTCATCACTTTCTGTAAAAAAATTATTAAAAACTTTTAACTCAATACTTTTATTTTTTTTGAAATCGAACGTTAATGAGGTAAAAATATAATTTGTTGGTATGGAATACAAAATATTTTTGAAGTAATAATATAGACTTCTTCCTTGATTTAGAGAAAATCCATGTGGAAATTCTGAACAGACAATCATCGATTCTTTTTCATTTTTTTCTTTTGATATTTGTTGATATGAATAAGAACAGTTTTCTGTGTTGTAGAGAGTCAAATTAATATCGTTGGATGGTTTCAAATCACAATCATATTCTATTAGGTCAATTGAGTTGTTGGTTATTTTTTCGGGTAAAAACTCTTTGAATTTTTTTTGGTATTCTTCAAAAAGTTTCGGAAGGTCCAAAAGGTTCTTGGAAGAAGTTTTTCCTTTAACTACGTAAAAGTTTTGACAATCAACAATCTGAATAATTGTGCTTTCTTCTTTTGGTATATTTTGAACGATGAAATCGGCAATCAAGTTTACATTTAGCTCCCTTGTGTTTCTTTTCTTTAAATTCATAAAATTATTAGTAATATTTTAAAGTACAAGCTTAAAAAAATAAACGATAAAACTAAATACTAGAGGGATAGGAATAACCAAAGTTCTTCGTATTTATTAAGAAATTGATTACCCTGAATGGCAAAAGACATTCTAATAATTCCCAGTAATGTACTTCAGAGGACTTCAGACAGAGTTCCTTACATTGATTTCCTCAACGGAACTTCGCCCTTATCACTCAAGTTTTTGACTGGAACTACTTTAAATTTTTCATCGTCAACAACTCCGATAATATTATCAATAAGTGGTAATACCACAAACGAAAATATTACAATACAAGCAAGTACTTTGAATGTCCATAACAATTTCACTATTGGGGGTATTCAGGTTATCGATGGAACTAATAATTGGATTGGACCAACAACCAATATACAGGGTGCACAAGGAGCCCAAGGAGCGATAGGTTTAAATGCTGCAGGTACCACAACACCGATACCGCCAGCATTCACAATTTCCCTTGAACCAACAGACAATAGTGTTTATAGTTCTTTTGGAACCAAATTCTTATTACCGGGATTTAATACTGATGGAACAGGGGCTGAACAGTTTTCATTCGAAACGGCACTTGTGGGAGGTACATATACTGGAACTACATGGGCAAACCCCAACTCTAATTTAACAGATGGACCATTAAATAGATGTGCAGTTTGGCATGGGGATGATACCGCTGTATACGGACTTTGGTTGGGAACGAGTGATTGTATTTCAGGTCTTACTCAGCCGAAAACATATTACCTTGGAGCTGCTGCAGACAACAACTATCGTATCGATGTTGATGGTTTCACAATTGTGAATACGACAGGTGGAACTTTGAATGGTACAGATTTGGTTTTTAAATGGTGGAGAGTATATCCTGTAGTTTTATCTACTGGAAATCACACTATTAACATTTACGGTAGGGATAATGGTTCCGTAGGTGCTTTCGGTGTGGAGATTTATGATAATACAATAGAACAACTTACAGCGGCGACATCACCCAACCAACTTAATATTATATTTTCGACAAGCGCATATACTGCTGCTGAAATAGTTCAAACTGGTGAGGGTGTTTATCTTTCATCGGGTTACACTTGTCCTGCTGGATATGTCTATTCAGAGTGTGGAGGGCTTTGTATTGGATACGGAGCATCTGTTGGACCTACAGGTGCGCAAGGAAATGTAGGTGCTACAGGTACCACAGGGGCTCAAGGGTTTCAAGGTGCTCAAGGGGCCCAAGGTGGGGGTGTCAGTCAAGGTGCTCAAGGTTCACAAGGTGCCAGAGGTTTTGCAGGTGCCCAAGGCGCTCAAGGAAGTGTACAGGGTGCACAAGGTTTCCAAGGTGCTCAAGGGGCCCAAGGTTCGCAAGGTGCACAAGGTGTAAATACAGGGGCCCAAGGACATATAGGGCCCACGGGTGCTCAAGGGCCCACGGGTGCTCAAGGGACCCCACAGGGGGCCAAAGGGTTTGCTGGTGCCCAAGGAGCTCAAGGTTCACAAGGTGCACAAGGTGCAAATACAGGTGCTCAAGGTAATCCTGGTCCACAAGGTGCACAAGGTAAACAAGGAGCCCAAGGGAGTGTGCAAGGTGCTCAAGGTAAACAAGGAGCCCAAGGAGCCCAAGGGGCTCAAGGAGCTCAAGGAGCCAATCAAGGAGCCCAAGGTGCTACAGGTAAACAAGGAGCTCAAGGTGCGCAAGGTGCACAAGGAGGGACACAAGGTTCACAAGGTGCGAGGGGTTTTGCCGGTGCACAAGGAGCACAAGGAGCACAAGGAGCAAATACAGGTGCACAAGGAAATACGGGACCACAAGGTGCCCAAGGACTTACAGGAGCTCAAGGAAGTGTACAAGGGGCACAAGGTAAACAGGGTGCACAAGGAACTGCAGGTGCCCAAGGGGCTCAAGGTGCCAGTCAAGGCGCACAAGGTAATACAGGTAAACAAGGTGCCCAAGGGGCTCAAGGTGCTCAAGGGGGTACACAAGGTGCCCAAGGTGGTAAAGGTGCAACAGGTAATCAAGGTGCTCAAGGAGCACAAGGAGCAAATACAGGTGCCCAAGGAAATACGGGACCACAAGGTGCCCAAGGCTCTCAAGGTGCTCAAGGTGCGAGTCAAGGTGCTCAAGGTAACACAGGACCACAAGGAGCTCAAGGTGCTCAAGGGGCACAAGGAGTTACACAAGGTTCACAAGGTGCGAGGGGTTTTGCCGGTGCACAAGGAGCTCAAGGTGCTCAAGGTGCGAGTCAAGGTGCTCAAGGTAACACAGGACCACAAGGAGCTCAAGGTGCTCAAGGGGCACAAGGAGGGACACAAGGAGCTCAAGGTAAACAAGGTGCCCAAGGCGCACAAGGTGCACAAGGTGCTCAAGGTGCGAGTCAAGGCGCTCAAGGTAACACAGGACCACAAGGTGCCCAAGGTTCTCAAGGTGCCCAAGGTGCCAGCCAAGGTGCTCAAGGTAAACAAGGAGCCCAAGGTGCTCAAGGTTCTCAAGGAGCCCAAGGTGCGAATCAAGGAGCCCAAGGTGCTACTGGTCCTCAAGGGGCTCAAGGAGCCCAAGGTAGTCAAGGAGCCCAAGGTAAACAAGGAGCTCAAGGTGTAACGGGTTCTCAAGGTGCTCAAGGTGCTCAAGGGGCAACACAAGGTGCGCAGGGAAACCAAGGTGCTAGAGGTTTTACAGGTGATAATGGGCCTACGGGTGCTCAAGGTAATACTGGAGGACAAGGTGCTCAAGGTAACCAAGGAGCTCAAGGTACTGCTAGTAGTACTCAAGGGGCTCAAGGCAATGCGGGAGCAGCAGGAAAACAAGGTGCTCAAGGTAACCAAGGTGCTCAAGGTAGTGGAGGAGGACAAGGTTCTCAAGGACCTCAAGGCGCTCAAGGTACTGCTAGTAGTACTCAAGGTGCTCAAGGAATTATAGGATTTCAAGGTAACCAAGGAGCGCAAGGTGGTGGAGGTCCTACAGGAAACCAAGGAGCACAGGGTACCGCACCACCAGGACCACAAGGATTTCAAGGACCTATAGGACCACCAGGACCTACAGGTGCCACAGGTCCAGGAGGCTCTCCAGGAGCAACAGGTTTTCAAGGCTCTCAAGGAGGTACAGGTGCCCAAGGTTCTGCAGGACCAACAGGTGCTCAAGGGGCTCAAGGACCCACGGGACTTCCATCAGATAGGAGATTAAAATCTAATATTAAATCCTTAACTGAAAGCTTGGACAAGGCTCAAAGGCTTGAGAGTATTAGATTTGTGTGGGATGACAAACATGAGAAAATTCAAAAAAACGAGTCTTTGAAAATAAAAGATAGATACACAGGACCTTCTATCGGATTCATCGCCCAAGAGGTTGAAAAAGTGGTTCCTGAATTGGTATTTACTGATGAAGAGGGATATAAGACTTTGAGTTATGGACATCTTGTTTCTATAGGAATTGGAGCAGTCCAAGAACAACAAAAAATAATTGACTCACTTGTGGAAAGAATAAATAAATTAAAATCTGTTTTAGGTGGCTGAAGATATAATAATAACCCCAAGCTCGGGTAAGATAGATTTTTACGACTTTAACACAGAGTTGATAACTTGGGTGATAGAAAGTGGTTCGCTTAATTTCAAAAAAGGAGCGGTTATTCATCTTGCAATGAATAATACGTCTCCAATGTTTAGGGTTACATCTGCAGATTTAAGACTTATTACATCACTCACAAACTCTTCAGGTACTTTGATTAATACAAGTGGATGGCAAGGGGCTAGACAACCAACAGGCCCCGTAGGGGCTCAAGGTACCCAAGGTCCTCAAGGAGCACAAGGAGCTCAAGGGTTCCAAGGAAGTCAAGGAACTAAAGGAGTAACAGGAGCACAAGGTGCGCAAGGACCACAAGGACCACAAGGCCCTGCAGGACCTACTGGTGACACGGGGGCTCAAGGACCTACAGGATTTATCGGAAATCAAGGAAATGTCGGGGCTACAGGTAATACAGGTCCAATAGGGGCTCAGGGTAATACAGGAGCTCAGGGTAATACAGGAGCTCAAGGTAACACAGGTCCAACAGGCGCTCAAGGTAGTATAGGTCCTACAGGTAGTTTAGGACCCCAAGGTGTTCAAGGGTTAGCAGGTGCTCAAGGAGCTCAAGGACCTACAGGTAATACAGGTGCCCAAGGTAGTACAGGACCCACAGGACCGCAAGGTGCTCAAGGACCTACTGGTGCTGTTGGTCCTACGGGAGATACTGGTCCTGCTGGTAGTACAGGTGCTCAAGGACCTACAGGTAACACAGGGGCTCAAGGAAATACAGGACCAACAGGGCCAGCTGGAGATACAGGAGCACAAGGAAACGTAGGTCCAACGGGAGATACTGGTCCTACAGGATTTGTAGGTGCTCAAGGACCCATAGGTAACACAGGTGCTCAAGGAAATACAGGACCAACAGGACCTATTGGAGCCCAAGGAACTCAAGGGAATGTTGGACCAACGGGTAACACGGGATTACAAGGGGCACAAGGAGCTCAGGGACCAACAGGTAACACAGGTGCCCAAGGAAATACAGGACCAACAGGGCCAGCTGGAGATACAGGAGCACAAGGAAACGTAGGACCAACAGGGGCTCAAGGAACTGTTGGATTTCAAGGGGCTCAAGGTGCAACAGGCAACACAGGTGCTCAAGGTAGTACAGGTCCAACAGGACCTGTTGGAGCTCAAGGTAATATTGGAAACACAGGTGCACAAGGCAATACAGGTCCAACAGGACCAACAGGTGCTCAGGGTAATACAGGTGCGTTAGGTCCAACGGGAGATACTGGTCCTACAGGATTTGTAGGTGCTCAAGGACCCATAGGAAACACAGGTGCACAAGGCAATACAGGTCCAACTGGACCAACAGGTGCTCAGGGTAATACAGGTGCGGTAGGTCCAACAGGTAATATTGGTCCTACAGGAAATACAGGAGCACAAGGAGCTACAGGTAACACAGGTGCCCAAGGGAATACAGGTCCAACAGGACCCACGGGAGCTCAAGGTGCTGTAGGTCATACAGGTGCTCAAGGTAATATTGGCCCCGCAGGAAACACAGGTGCACAAGGTGCCACAGGAAACACAGGTGCACAAGGCAATACTGGACCAACAGGTCCTGCAGGAAATACAGGTGCACAAGGCGCTACAGGTAATATAGGTCCTGCCGGTGCTGCAGGTCCCCAAGGAGCCCAAGGAGGTATTGGTAACCCTGGACCTCAAGGAAATACAGGTAACCCTGGACCTCAAGGGTTTCAAGGATTAACAGGTCCTCAAGGTGCTCAAGGTGGAACAGGACCTACTGGTGCTCAAGGTAAAACAGGTGCCCCTGGAACCAACGGCCCCCAAGGAGCAACAGGTTCAGGAGGTGGTACAGGTTCAGCGGGTGCTACAGGGTCACAAGGAGCACAAGGAACTACAGGACCACAAGGGGCAACAGGAAACACAGGTTCACCTGGGGCTAATGGTCCACAAGGTGCTCAAGGACCTCAAGGTGGACAAGGTTCACAAGGAGCCCAAGGTGGGGGTGGTGGTACAGGTTCACAAGGTGCTCAAGGACCACAAGGTGGTCCGGGTGCTCAAGGTGCTCAAGGACCTTCAGGTGGACAAGGTGCTCAAGGAGGGGAGGGACCGGGTGGAGCTCAAGGCTCACAAGGACCCCAAGGTGCTCAAGGACCTCAAGGTTCAGCAGGCCCCCCAGGACCTCAAGGTGCTCAAGGTGCGCAAGGAGCTACCGGACCATCGGTTTATTGTAACAGTTTAACAATAAACGTTGGATACTCATGTAACGAAGCGTGTAATTTTCCTCTTTATTTTACAATCCAATATCAAGGGGTGTATGGTCCGGGAACCCCACACTATGTACAATATACCAATTGCATAAATAATACTTGTGATTGGAATGGTCTGTATAGTTTTATGAATTATGGTGGTGACTGTTATAGCATGTCATACACTTGTGGTCAAGGTAGTTATAACTCAGCTTGTGCATACTCTGACGTTAGGCTTAAAGAAGGAATTGAGACTCTTAAAAACGCACTTGAAAAGATTTTAAAACTAGACCCGGTAGAGTACGATTGGAACGAGAATTTGATTGTAGATTACCCGCACCTCAAAGACAGAGGAAAATTACACTCTATTGGACTTATTGCCCAAGAGGTTAGGGAGTATTTTCCAGAAGTTGTAAAAATTCAAAACGATGGTTATTATGTGATTAATTATGAAAAATTAAATGCTGTGTTAGTCGAGGCCATAAAAGAACAACAACTATTTATTGACTACATAAATAAAGAAATTGAATCTCTCGAACAACTATTAGAAAATGCCTAATGTAATTATATATCCACAAGGTTCACCATCTCCAATTCTTCGATTCGACGATGGTACAAATCAGTTACAATGGAGTGTCGGAGACCAAAGATTAGTTTTGTCATCCACAACGGTTTCAAGCGGACTTACGATTGATTCAACTAAAGTGTTCATGACAGGTGCTTCAGTTACAACAGGTTCATTGTACGTTGGGGCAACACAATGGGTAGACTCAACAGCCATTTGGGTCGGACCCACAACAAATCTTAAAGGAAACCAAGGAGCACAAGGCGCGCAAGGTAATACAGGCTCTGTGGGTCCAAAAGGTGGCCAAGGAGCTCAAGGAGGACAAGGAGCTCAAGGTAACCAAGGTTCACAAGGATTTACAGGTACTCAAGGAGCTCAAGGAGGACAAGGAGCTCAAGGAGGACAAGGAGCCCAAGGAGGACAAGGAGCCCAAGGTTCTCAAGGAGGACAGGGAGCTCAAGGTGGACAAGGTGCACAGGGTGATAAAGGTAATCAAGGAGCTCAAGGTGGACAAGGAGCCCAAGGTTCTCAAGGAGGTCAAGGCGCTCAAGGAGGTCAAGGTGCGCAAGGAGGTCAAGGTGCTCAAGGTAACCAAGGTGCTCAAGGTGATACAGGTAACCAAGGTACTCAAGGAGGACAGGGAGCACAAGGTGCACAAGGAGTTCAAGGTTCTCAAGGAGTTCAAGGTTCTCAAGGTGGGCAAGGCGCTCAAGGTAACCAAGGCGCTCAAGGGGGTGGAGGTAACCAAGGAGCTCAAGGTGGACAAGGTTCACAAGGTTCGCAAGGCGGACAAGGAGCTCAAGGCGGGCAAGGTGCACAAGGGGGTACCGGAAATCAAGGAGCTCAAGGAGCTCAAGGTTCTCAAGGTAATCAAGGTTCTCAAGGTGGGCAAGGAGCCCAAGGAGCCCAAGGAGCCCAAGGAGCCCAAGGGGGTCAAGGTGCCCAAGGGGGTCAAGGTGCTCAAGGAGGTCAAGGTGCTCAAGGTAATACAGGTAACCAAGGAGCCCAAGGGGGTCAAGGAGCCCAAGGAGCCCAAGGAGTTCAAGGGGCTCAAGGAGGGCAAGGTGCACAAGGAGGTCAAGGACCTCAAGGGGCTCAAGGTTCTCAAGGTAATACAGGTAACCAAGGAGCCCAAGGGGGTCAAGGAGCCCAAGGAGCCCAAGGAGTTCAAGGGGCTCAAGGTAACCAAGGTTCCCAGGGAGGTCAAGGTGCTCAAGGTGCTCAAGGTGTACAAGGTTCACAAGGTAACCAAGGAGCCCAAGGTGGTACTGGTAACCAAGGTGCTCAAGGTGTACAAGGGGCTCAAGGTAACCAAGGTTCCCAGGGAGGTCAAGGTGCTCAAGGTGCTCAAGGTGTACAAGGTTCACAAGGTAACCAAGGTTCCCAAGGAGGCCAAGGAGCCCAAGGAGGTCAAGGTGCTCAAGGCGGGGGAGGTAACCAAGGAGCCCAAGGAGGTCAAGGTGCTCAAGGAGCCCAAGGTGTACAAGGTGCTCAAGGTAACCAAGGTTCACAAGGTGGTCAAGGAGCCCAAGGAGGTCAAGGTGCTCAAGGCGGAGGAGGTAACCAAGGAGCCCAAGGAGGTCAAGGTGCTCAGGGAGCTCAAGGTGTACAAGGTTCACAAGGAGGTGGAGGTAACCAAGGAGCCCAAGGGCCTGTGGGTCCATCACCAATTGGTTCTCAAGGGGCTCAAGGTTCACAAGGTGGTCAAGGAGCCCAAGGAGGTCAAGGTGCTCAAGGGCCAAAAGGAGCCCAAGGAGGTCAAGGTGCTCAAGGTAACACAGGACCACAACCAACAGGTGCTCAAGGAGCCCAAGGACCTGCAGGTGTTCAAGGTGCTCAAGGAGGACAAGGTGCTCAAGGAGGACAGGGTTCCCAAGGCGGCCAAGGCTCACAAGGTGCTACAGGTGCTCAGCCAACAGGTGCTCAAGGAGCTCAAGGACCTGCAGGTGTTCAAGGAGCTCAAGGTTCAAAAGGTCCATTCGGTAACCAAGGTGCCCAAGGACACGCGGGACCACAAGGCGGTCAAGGTGCTCAAGGAGCTGCCGGTTTAGGAGGTCCCCCTGGAGCCCAAGGATTCTCAGGACCACAAGGAGGAACACAAGGAGCCCAAGGAGTTGGAGGTGACCCTGGAATTTCTGGAGCTCCAGGAGTGGCAGGAGCTCAAGGCTCTCAAGGAGGAGGAGGACCTCAAGGCCCTCAAGGTTCACAAGGAGCTAAAGGACCAATCGGACCTTCAGACGCTAGGTTCAAAAAAAATGTGGAAAAAATAGAGTCTACAGAGGCTTTGACGAAAATAATGAAAATGAGAGGTGTTAAGTTTACTTGGAAAAGAGGAGAAGTAGGAAATGAGGTTGAAAATAAATTTGATATTGGTTTCATTGCTCAAGAAATACAAAATGTTTTCCCTGAACTAATAATTAAGAATAAGCAAGAATCAAATTCATTTTTAAGATTGAAGTATGATGAAATCGTGTCGATTTGTTTAGGGGCAATCAAAGAACAATCAAGTTTGATTCGATTAAGTGAAGAGAAGATTAAAAAAATAGAAACTAAAGCTAAAGAAAAAGGATTAGTTTAATATTATTTTTTGTTTAAAATCATCTCACGAATTTCTTCAGTGGTATTGTAGAGTAAAGTCAAAAACTTTGGCCAAATTTTAGGACCATGTTTCTTGATTAGTTCAATGTAAGTAATATAATAAGGCTCGTCTTTCTTTCTTGGTAACAAATCGGAAATATTGGGATAGTTAGATTGAATGTTTGCAACTAATTGAGCGATTCTTGAATCGGGAATATCTTCGTCATTTATTCTTAAAAGTATATCATCAGTAAGTTTACTTCTTTGTTCTCCTTTAGCAAAATAGTTCAATAGATTATCTAGTGATTTCAAAAGATATTTTTTATTTTCAGGTTTTTTTAGTTGTTTGAGTCTTCTCTTATATTCGTTAACAAGACCTTCCATAAATTCGTTTGATATCGCTCTAAATTCAATAGGATGTCCCCAATATGCTTCGTCTGAATGTTCATTATAACTTGCCAAGTAGGGAATCGAAATCTTTGTAGACTGCGAAGGGTCTGTGGCGTGTAACATTTCATGGTAGATTGTCAAGAATAAATTTTTCTTTGAACCATACTCTTTGGGTTGTAACTCCATGATGAAGTCCATGGGGTCCCTTGAATATGATGGTTTTGTTTCAACCTGACCTATAAATTTCAATCTTGGATTGATTACAACTTTAACATTACCCTCAACTCCGTCGGATGTTTGAAACCTTATATTATCAACCATCGTTTTACGTGTAATAGGTTTGTTTCTTAAAGCCCAAAGTTTTTCTGTGACCTCCATCATCTTGGTGTAGACTTCAGGTGAGAATTTGAATCTTTTACCCTCTGAAATTACATTTTCTAATATGTTCAATATCTTCATCATCTATCCAAGTCTGTACTCCAATCGATTGGAATTTTTTTAGGTTTAATTTTTTTTGAATATTTTTCGAAGGCTTGGGTAAATTTGTAAATTTCTGGTTTAATGTCCTTAATTCTTCTCATACTACCGTCAACCCCTGTAGATAAATAGGCTTGAAGTTCATCTTCGTACACATTGTCACCATATCCTGCCTCTTTTATTTTATTTATCATATTTTCTCTAACATTAGAATTCATGTTTTCAATTAAAGAAGACATTTCTCTTTTGTACCTTGGGCTAGAAAACCAAAGTCCATGTGCCATTTCGTGGAAAATTAATGAAGGGTCTTCACCATTACTTTGGTCAATACCTATAAGATAAAAATCATCTGAACCTACGATTTTTCTTATCGTATCCACAACACTGAACATAATCATGTCATATATGTTAAGGTCTGGGATTTTTTGTATACATGATTCCAAAGAAGTACAAGGAATGTTATAACCAGCCCAATCTTCGTGATAAGAAAAGTAATCTTTCTTGGTTTTTGCTTTGTAGTAATCTATATAATCTTTCCATTTAAAACCTTGACCTCTGAATGTATCTGAATCTGATTCATAAAATTCTTGATATCTCATGAAAACTCTGGCTCTTAATTTATCATCTTTAATAACAAGAGCGAATATTCTTGGATACATTTCAAATAATTCGATTTGAGAAAGAATTTTCTTGATGTTTTTTGGAGGGTTCTTGGGAGGTAAATCACCCTTTAATTCCAAAAGTACTTTTAATATTTTATTTGCGTTTTTCATTAGAAATGGTCGCCGAAATATAAATTTATGTTTTTATCAACTTTTCTAAAATCAGGGTATTCAGGAACTTTCGCAGATAAACAATCGATAGTTTCCTTTAACAATTCGATGTAACTTCCATGATATTCAATTGTACCTGAATTTCCATATTTTTTGTTTTCGTATAGGTAATCTCCCAAAAAACCAATTGGGTCAGAAACCTTTATTTTGAATTTCTGTAAGGTTGTGTCTTTTTTATAAGGATTTGGGACTGAAATCCATTCACCCGTCCCATCAAAAAATTCTGTCAATTCTTTCCAAATATCTTCATAAACTTCTTCTTGGTAAGCCGAATTATAAGCATTTGAATGTATGGAATAAAGCTCAGACCTCATATCGGAAAGTTCATCGTTCAGAAGAATTTTCATAGAGGATTCATCATCAATTATTCTTTCAACACTTGTCTCATCTATAACCCAATAATCGGGATGACCCTGTTGTTCTGCAATAAACTCCATTTCTTCAGTCTCGGGACTTAATTCTTTACCTTTCAATTCATCGATAATTCGTTTTTTCAAAACTTCCAAGTTCTCTTTACTCAATTCTTCAATTACATCTCTATAAACATTGTCAGTTGTGTCCCAGTAAGGTTCCCAAACGTCAGAATCGTCACCTAAAATAGAAGATACCGTTTCTTGACTCAAATCATATCTCCTACCATCACAAAAAAGTCTTGATAATTCACCTCTATTATCCAAAATCAAATATCCATTTCCATTTTCATCAAACTCGAAGTCACCGAGAAGTTTGTTAACCCACTCATAAAATTTGGGTTTGTCATCTTTTAGTAACCATAAAAGATATTCGTTTTGCCAAACTTCGTGGTCGGAAGCGTTATGAGGGTCAACTTCACCCATCAACCCTCTTTTTTTAAGAATATTAAACCAAGTAGAATAATCGTTGAAATACCTCTCAACGTCCAAATCATCATTGTTGAACATTTCTAAAAAATCTTCGACATTATACATATTATATAAATACAAAAAAAGGGACAATATTTGTCCCTTTAATGATTTGAATCAAGAAGAAGTTATCTAGAAGTTTTATTTACGTTGTAATACTTCTCGATAGTTTTCTTGATTGCAGTTTTGACATCCTCTTGTACTGCCACCTTTTGGCTCTGAGTCTGTGTCTGTTGAGCCGAAGGAGCGGGAGCCGGAGGAGTTTGGTTTCCTTTATTTTTACATCCACAACTCATGATGATAGTTTTTTAAAAGTTTATTTTTATAAATAGTAGACAAATACAATTATAAAATCAAAATGATATTTATTAAATAAAAGTTCATGAAAATTTTTAGAATATTGAAGGAGGATGACTCTGAACATGCGGCTGAAAGAAGATTAGAAAAGGAATGGGAACTCGGTCCAAACACACCTCTTGAAGGGTTAAAGGCACATGCTCTTTTTAATTTTTTGGTTGATAACTCTGATTTAACACCAATAACTAATCAGGAAAAAAAAGAACTAACAGAATTAGAAAGTAAATTGGTAGAACTACAAAATCAACTTACCGAGTTGGAAAAGAATGGAGAGGATACTGAAGACCTTGAAGATGAAATTGAAACTATCCAGGATGATATATCCGAATTAACAAGTAGAGATGACGTTTACAAAATAGTGCCCACAGGTGAATTTTATGATATGACGGAATTTGAAGTTATAGATGGAGGACTCGAGGGTAATAGATATGCTGTTGGAGATGAAAGTGAAGTTAAGTCAAGTGCGGAGGAAAGAGTTGAACAACTTATTGATGAAATAGGTTATGAAGGTTTTAGTGATGGGTTCGCAAGGTCATACATCGATACTGATAAAGTTGTGGATTACGCCGAAGATGTCTATAATGATGATGTGTACAATAATCCTGAGGTTTATCTTGATGATGAAGATAGAATGTTATCTAGTGAACAAAACGAAAAAATATCTGTATTGAATTATAAAATTTCAAGATTAGAAGAAAACATATCAGATTTAGAAGACAAATTAGGCGGAGATTATGAAGAAGAAGTTAAAGAAAAAATAGAACAATTGGAAAAAATTATTGACGAGTATAATGAAGAAATAAGTGATATTGAAGATGACCCAGATGGCGATTGGCCTGAAGAAGTTATCGAAGAAAAAATAGCACAAATGTTACGTAGAGTTCAAAAAGACCCAGAAAACTTTTTGGAAGAAATGGGTTCGAGATTTGAAGATTTTATAGATAAGGATAAATTTATTGAAGATGTAATTGATGCTGATGGATATGGGCACACTTTGAACGGATATAATGGGAGTATTGACGAAGTTTATATTAATAACATACTTTTCTATGTAATGAGAATTGATTAAGAGTTCTTCAGAACTATATTTTATAAATGGCAAAAAAGAAAAAATCAAAATTCCAATTAGACCCTGAATGGATATTCAAGGAACCTTTGGATTTTGAATATAACAAATACACATTATTAGATTATCTACAGAAATGTGAAAAAAAGTTTGAAAATTTAGAAATATATCCAGATTTTGTTGAACTTTCATTACATCTTGCAAACATACAATCTATTTCAAAAGAAAATGTGATGTTGTTAACCGACAAAAATTTCGAGTCCTGTGACGATGAAATTCTCATGAAAGAACTCTATCCAAAAAAACCAAGAGAAATTACAAAGGAAGAGGAAATTGAATTAGACAAAACTTTAAGATTTTCAGGTAACAAACTTTTCGACGCTTTTAATATTGCCAAGTCTATTTGGAACATTGCTTATGATAATGTTAATGTGATTCTCAAAAAGAACAAACCAAATTTGGTTGCAGGAATGGGTTATATCTATTATTATGATAGAATAAAAGAAAACTTATTTGTTTGGGAATTCACAATAAAAAAAGTAAGAGGAGATTCTGTAAATAATAGAACAATATTGAAAAAGATTTACGAAGGTGAACATAACGACTTAACTTTAGCTAAAATTATTGATGAAAAATCTACTTGGAAACACACTGGGAAACACCACGACTTCCCAATTTTTGAAATGAAAGTAGAACAAAGATTTCCAATGGAAGCTACCATTATTCCAATCATGAAAAGAAAAATAATGGCATATGTTTTTCAAATTGTTAATTTAGAAAAGATTAAAAACTTTGACACTGAAAGTTAATTTACTATCTTTATTTTATGGGATTCAATAAAAGATATGTTTTACTTGAGTTTACACTTAAGGCTCTAAAAAATGGTAACCTAAAGTATTACTATGGAAAAAGTGACATGTTAATTTTTGAGGATACAATCAGTTCAAAGATTTATAATCTTTATAAAGAAGGAAAAACAGAAAAAGAAATAATATCATTATTAAACTTAAACATGGAGGAAAAAACCAATGAAATGTATTAAATCAATTAGAGCGACAAAGGATGTTCAACTTGGAGAAATCAGAAGAGTTGACGATAAGACTGCTAATAACATGGTTGGAAGTATGTGGGCATATGTTGCAAAGTCAGAATGGAAATTATCTACTCGTAAGTCCGAACCAAGTCGGGACCAAGTCGGAACCAAGTCGGGACCAAGTAGCGAATTAGTTGAAAAAAAAACTTATAAAAAAGGAGAACGCTCCGAAAAACATAAAAACAAAATATAATGGGAAATGTAAAGAAAAATTTGACAGAAATGCTTATGCTTGAGGCTCAAGCTCAAAAAGCGAAGGCTTTATTGACATTGGAATTATTATCTAATCACGCGGCAGGAATCGGAGACCACTCAACAGGAGATTTCTATAAGAATGCTGAAGAAGCTCTTCAGATGTTGGTAGATGCTGATGATAAACTTGAGGCAATTGAAAAATATTTTAATTAATCATGAAAAGATATACAATCACAGGGGTAAGAACTATCGATGAGTATGTTACTTATACCGTTGAGGCTGAAGACGAAGATGAGGCGATTGAGATGGTTGAAAACGGAGACGTGGATGATAATGATGACCATTGGCAAAGAGAAACATCAGGAGGTGAAGATTACACTGTTACTAAAGTAGAAGAAATTTAATAAATGAAAAAATTACTAAAAAAACTTGAGTGGTGGTTTGATTATTACTTTGTTTGGATGTTATATAATGGTAATAAGACTCACCGTTACATTGAATATATGGAGAAAAAGTGGGTGAAGAAAAACTAAATATAGAGTCTTTTTTTAACGCATCTTTAGATTACCAAGTTGTTTCTTGGACCGGTCATAAAACTGGGTCAACAACAATGGTAAATATTCTCAATGAATTGAGATTTAAGTTTTATAAGTTTAACGGTAAAGACTTTGAGGTTTTAAATAACAGACCTCAAAGAATTCATGGTTGTTATTCTGATTCAATACCTTATGGGTTTAAAGTTTTGTCGTCATTAAGGAACCCATTCTCACAAATTGTTTCTGAATACAGATATGGACCGTTAGAAAATTTTAATAGTTTTGTTATTAAAATTTTGTCTCAAAGGAAAAGTTTAGGGTGTTTCTTTTTTGAAGAACGTAAACCTGACTATATTGTTAGGCTGGAAAATATGTTTGAAGATTATTCGAAAATTCCTTTCGTGATTGAATCTAATTTTTTCAAATCAGGTATCTTGAAAAAATTTACTCAATATAGAATGAATGAACATCCCGAAGGTAAGACTAATTGGAAAGATTATTATAATGAAGAAATTGCAGAAATGGTTATTCAAACTTTTCCTTACCATTTTTCAGACTGGCTTTATGATAAAAATTCTTGGAAATGAAACAATATAAAATTAACATCTTGTTTTTTATAATCACATTTTTACTAGTTTGTCTTTCATATTCAATTTATTTAAACCATAAATTAAAAATTGAACTTGAAGAGTCAAAAAATAAAAATGAACTCATAGACAGTTATTTCTATGAGCATAGTAAAATCCCTGATGACAGACAGTAAACCATATATAAATCAAAAACTTACTTACACTAACGATGGAAGATTGTTAGATGAAGATGGTAATGCTATTATGATGTATTGGGAAACTCCTATCATGGAAAAATCTGCAGAAATAGTCTGCAGAAATGGAGGAAAGATTCTCAATGTAGGGTTTGGATTAGGTATTGTTGATTTTTTCATAGAAAAATATGATATAGAAGAACACTGGATAATTGAACCCCACATCGATGTTTATACAAAAATGTTTGAAGATGGTTGGCATTTGAACCCAAGAGTCAAAATTATGTATGGGGATTGGCAATGGTACATCAAGTACATGCCAAAATTTGATGGGATATACATCGATACTTGGAGAGAAGAAATTCACGGGTTTCAAAAATTTGCTCCAAATATTTTAAAAGAACACGGAACACTTTCATTTTTCAACAATCCCAGAAATGATGAAGAAGGACTTCATATGATGAAAACTGATTATGAAATAGTAAGTGAATGGGGTGACGTGACATACGAAATTTTGGAATTACCTCACATAGATGAAGTTAATAAACAAAGTAAAAATGGTCTTTATTATTGGCATCCTGATTTAAAAACTTATTATTGCCCAATAGTAACCAAGAAAAAAAATTCAAATATGGCAGCACTAAATGAAACTTTCTTTCCTGAAAAAGAAATGGTGAATCACCCTAACCATTATGGTGGTGAAGAGAACCCTTATGAGGTTATTAAAGTTTGTGAAGCTTGGGATTTGGACCAAGACGCTTATTTATTCAATGTCGTAAAGTATATTGCCAGAGCAGGAAAAAAAGACAAACAAAAAGAGATTGAAGATTTGAAAAAAGCGGCATTTTATCTTGAAAGAAAAATTCAAAATTTAGAAAAATGATTTATTGGTTAACGGGGCAACCTGGTGCAGGTAAAACAACTATATGTAAACAAATGATGTTAAAAATGGGTTCAGATGTGTTTCATATTGATGGTGATGACTTAAGGGACTTGTACGATAATAAGGATTATTCTGAAACAGGTAGGAGAAAAAATATTGAACTTGCTCAACAAATTACACATTACCTCCATAAGAAAGGAAAAGATGTTGTTGTTTCTTTGGTTTCTCCATACAAAGACCAAAGAGATAAGTTCAAAGAAAAAATTGGGAATAACCTGATTGAGGTTTACGTCCATACTTCAGAGGTTAGAGGTAGAGAAAATTATTTTGTAAGCGACTATCAACAACCAGTTGAGAATTACTTCGATATTGATACAACGTTTGATGATGTTGAAGAATCAGTAAAAAAACTTTTAGAATATGCAAAAAGTACACGTTGAAGGAGACCCAAAATTAAAGAACACAAGTACTAAACAATATTCAATGTTTATTGGACGTTGGCAACCTTGGCACGAAGGTCATCGTTGGTTAATAGACCAAAGATTGAATGAAGGTAAGAATGTTCTTATTTGTATAAGAGACATTGAAACTGATGAAAAAAATCCATATACTGCTCAAGAAGTTGAAAGGAACATTAGAAATGAATTATGGAAATATCTTTCTAATGAGACAATAAAGATTATGATTATCCCCGATATAGAATCTGTTAATTTCGGTCGAGGTGTTGGATATGATATCATTGAACACGTACCACCTCAAGAAGTAAGTGAAATATCTGCAACGAAGATTAGAGAACAACTGAAACAGGAGGGAAAACTATAATGGAAAATATTTTTCATTTTGCTGGACTTAATGGAAAATAATTGGTATTATTAAATAAAAATAAGAAAATAGTGGAAAATTTTATTAATCAGTTACATAACGGAGACTGTATTGAAGTTATGAAAAAGATGCCAGATAACTCCGTTGATTTGGTTGTAACCAGCCCACCTTATAATTGTGGTATCAAATATGATACGCATGATGATTTTATGTTGATGGAAGACTATTGGGTTTGGACAGAAAAATGGTTAACAGAAGTTTTTAGAATTATCAAAGATGACGGTAGGGTTGCAATTAACATCCCATATGAGGTAAATGTTAAAGGAAGAGGTGGAAGAGTAATGTTTATGGCAGATTTTTGGGCTGTTATGAAAAAGGTAGGGTTTCAACCTTTCGGAGTTGTTGACCTCGATGAAGATACTCCACATAGAGTTAAACTTACCGCTTGGGGTTCTTGGATGAGCCCTTCAAGTCCTTATATCTATAATCCAAAAGAATGTATTATACTTGCTTATAAGAAACTTCATATCAAAGAAATTAAAGGAGAATCTCAATGGATTGGAACTCCTGTTGAAGTTGAGGATGAAGAGGGTTTTAAAAGGACAAAAATCACTTATACAGATAAAGACAAAGATGAGTTCAAAGAATTAGTTTTTGGTCAATGGAACTATTTTGCAGATACTAAACAACTTACTAAAGCCACCTTTTCATTGGACATTCCACTAAAGGCAATTAAAATCCTGACCTATAGAAATGATGTAGTTATGGACCCATTCGCTGGAAGTGGAACTAGTTTGGTTGCTGCGGTAATAGAGGGTAGAAGATGGGTTGGTATAGAATTGAGTGAAGAATATTGTAAAGTGGCAAAAGAGAGAGTTCAAAATTTTATCGATAAAAAGAAACAAATGGAGATTGAATTTAAAGAGGGTTCGTAAGACCCTTTTTTCTTTATATGGATATTTATAAAGAAAAATATTAATGCCGAAATATATCCTCACAGAGAAACAATTATTGAATGTTATAAAAAGGAAAGTTCAAGAGGAAAAAAACCTTCACGAAAGTGTTTGGGGTGACATAGGTTTGGAACTCCTTGGAATTGTTGACCCTACAGGTATAGTTGATATTATAAATGGGGTAAGATATTTTTCGAGAGGTGACTATTTGTTTGGAACATTATCTTTCGTAAGCGCATTACCTATACTTGGTGACGTTGTTGCAAAACCTGTAATGGGTGCATTAAGAATCGGGGGTGGAGCTGCGGATATGTTGAAAAAAGCCGAATCTTTAGCCAAAGCAGGTAAGACCGTGGATGCCGCACTTGAGTTGGAAAAAGTTGCAAAACAACCTGGTGTTGTTGGAAGTTTTGTTGCTAAAGCCGCCGATTGGGCACCGGATGTAAAAAGTAGACTTGACGTATTACCAGGTGGAATTTTCAAAGGGTTTAGAAATACAATTAATGATTGGTTGACATTATTAGAAAGAGCAGGTGCTAAATCAACAAAATTGAGAGCTGAAGCTGGCAAATTAGCATCTATGAAAACTATATCCCAAGCAGACCAAGTTAGAAATATAAATCAACTTCAAGACTTCCTTAAGACTACAAAAATTTACGACCCTGCAGCCCTTACTAAAAGAGGTGCAATGTCACAAATATTCTTGGGTGGAGCTCCGAGATTACTTGGAGATAGAAGAATGAGAATTTTGATAAGACAAACTAAATATTGGTTGGGATTTTTGGATTGGGTTGGAATTGTGGATGCGACTTCACCTGAAGAAGTGATGGAAAAATTAGGTGGTGAAGATGAAGTTGCAAGAAAAATGGAAGAGTATAATAAGACAGCTGAAGCTCAAAAGTATGCTTCCGAGGATTTCCCTGACATTAAACAATCTGAAGTAAGTAAAACAACATCAACACCAACAAAAAAATCAGACACCAATATCGTAGATTTTGTTGGAGATTTATTTTCAAATAATTTAGGTAGAGCGGCTTTGGCCCTTCTGTAAAAGAATAAGATATGAAAGAAGAAATAATTAAAAAACTTGTACAGATTCAATTACAATGGAAGTTCTTACATTGGCAAACTTATGGTGATGCTAAACATAGACTTTACGGTGAAATTTATGATAAGTTGGGTGAATTTATAGACGAGTTCACAGAGGTTATGATGGGAAAATATGGAAGACCTGAATTCGAAGCCGAGTTCGGATTGATGTTTCAAGACATAAGTGCTCTTAATATGCAAAACTTCATGGATGGTATCACTGAATTTTTCGTTGGGTTATCTGAACAGTTGGACTCGAAATACGATTCAGATTTGTTGAACATAAGAGATGAGATGCTTGCCACAATCAATAAATCAAAATATTTGATTACGTTAAAATATTAATATGAAAAAAGTTGTAAGATTTACAGAAAGTGAGTTGGTAAAATTAGTTTCCAAAATTATCAGTGAAGATAACAAAATAATGGAAAAACCCGTTAGTATAAAAACAATAAAGAGTAATTTTCCTAACGCTAAAAATAGAAATTACAAAGTTACGTCAGTCAAAGGGAAACCCTCAATAAAAAAAGATAACAAAGACTTGTTATTGACTGTAGGTATGTCAATTAAACCTACAGATTTTTTGAAATTCAAGAACGATGACAAAGTTATGATGTCAAGTACAAGTCCTGAAGATATGGTTAAAGGAAAGCCAAAATATTTTCAACAAGTTGAATTGAGTATTGGTGATAACGGTAAATTAGAATTATTTGTATATTCCGATTAATGAAAAAAATTATTAAAGAGAGTGGATTAAGAGATATTTCGGCTTTGAGGAAAAGATATCCCAAAGCCGAAATTTATTTTCACCAAGATTTAGATGGTGTAACTACAGCCATCGCAATGAAAAAATATTTGGAAGATAATGGTATTAAAGTTGTTGGGGCACACATAATTCAATATGGTGATAAAGAGTTTTCTGTTAAGAAAAACGATGCTCAAGGAGATATTATGCCGGTTTTAGTTGACTTTGCCCATGGTAAACCCATGTTCAAAATTCACACAGACCATCACGATAAACAAGTTGGTGCTGAAAAAGATGCTTCTAAATCTTTCAGACAAGCACGTTCAAACGTTGAAACAATTTCACAAATAGTAAGTCCGAAGGATATTTTTCCATCACCTGATATTTTATTAATTTCTACAGTTGATTCTGCAGACTTTGCAAAACATGAAATAAAACCTGAAGAAGTCGTTAACTATGTATTTCGTTTGGACAAGGAAAAACCACTCCAAAAAAACAAAATGTTATTAGGGTTTGTAATTAACAAACTTATTTTGGCTTTTAAAAACAGAAAAGGTTTCATGGAGGAATTAGTTATGGATTCTGAACCATCTCTTATGTCAATTTTAACCAACATAAGAAATTGGATGAAAGAAACCAACGCTGAAGACGCAAACAAACTACAAGGTCGTTCTGATGATTATTTTCAACAAATGAAAAATTACCCGAAAAGAAAAATTGAAGACGGTATTATTTTCCAATATGGTGCTGGTAGTATGAAGACTGGTTCTTACGATAGATATACTCCTTTTAGAGTTAACCCTGAAGCCGATTTCCTTGTAATCATGTGGCCTTTGGGTTTACTTCAAGCTTCTTGTAATCCGTTCAAAAAAGAAAGAAAACTTAAAGGAGTCAATTTGGGTGAAATAGCACAAGAAGTACTCAAGATTTACGAGCCTCAACTTAAACAAAGAACTATTCCATTATCGACTTTAAAATGGATAAGCGAAATTTCTGTAGGACCTGAAAGTGTGGGATTTACCTTCAAGGACTTCGACGCTCTTTACGGTGGAAAAATAGCTTTCATGGATGGAGGTGAAGAAATTTTGAGAAAAATAAAATCTATAATGGATAAACCTTTTTCAGAATTGACCGAGGAAGAAAAACAAACTTTGGACAAGGTTGGAGTTAACACATGGGACTTTATTCAATCAAACTCTGGAGGACATAAATGTATTACTAATATTTCAGGTCTTAACTATCTCGGTAGAAAAACAAGACCTTCAGAAGACCCTTATAGACATTCTCCTGACAAACCTGATGTACCTTACATAAAGTTTATGAAACAAATTGGAAACAAATTTGTTGAAACATTGAAAGAAAAAATCAAAAACTCTTCAGAAAAAGAAGTAGTTTCAGAATCTGAAGAAAAAAAAAAGTACTATATAGATAATAGTAAAATACAAGGAAAGGGTGTTTTTGCAAAAAAAGATTTGGATGAAGGAGAGACTATTGGATTACTCCACACTATAAATAAACCTTACGTAGATTACAATTTCACCGAACTTGGTGAAATGCATAATCATAGTGAAATTCCAAATTGTCACAATGTTCTTAAGGATAAAAAAAGATTTTTAACAGCTTCTAGAAAAATAAACAAAGGTGAGGAACTTACAACGAATTATAGATTACAACCTGATTTAGAACAACCTAAAGAAGGATGGGAACTGAAAGAGTCTTTGGGTAAACAAATGGAACCCCAAGTGGACGGATACAGAACTTACTCACCATTTCAAAACTTGGACTACATTATTGTTGATGGTAATGGAATTGATTGTGATAATATCGTTTGGGATTTGATTCTATTGGGAGATGATGGTTCTGTAAAATTCGGACCAAAGAATAGCGGTGCACATTATTTAGAAGGCGCAACTAAAGTAGTTGAACTTCCTCTTAAGAACAATGAAGATATTGAACAACTTATAAAGGACAAAGACAAACTTCAACAGTGGATTTTTAAGTACATAGAAAAAGTTGACAAAAACTTTGAGATTAGAAGAAATTTTTTCAACTCCGAGTTGAATTAAAAAAACTTTTTTTTTAGAATTGTGTATGTCTAAAAAAGTATACACAAAAACTGGTGACAAAGGTACAACATCACTTCTTGGTGGGACAAAAGTATCAAAAGACGATTGGAGATTGGAAGCTTACGGAACAGTAGATGAACTTAATTCATTCATAGGACTTTTGACTGATTCAATGGGAGGGAAAATCCGTTTTTTTGATAACAGTATTACCCAATTAGAAAAAATTCAAAACAATCTTTTTGTTATGGGGTCTTGTCTGTCTTATGATAATTTAGGTAAAGATAAAATCCAACTACAGGAGATAACAGAAAATCATATTATTGAATTGGAAAAGTGGATTGATGAGATGGACGGTGTTCTACCTGAATTAAAAAATTTTATAATCCCTGGAGGTTCACAAATAGTATCAATTTGTCATATTTGTAGAACAGTGAGTAGAAGAGCTGAAAGAAGATGTATACCTGCAACACAATATCCATTGGTATTAAAATATTTGAATAGATTAAGTGATTATTTTTTTGTTCTTGGTAGATTTGTTAACAAAGAACAAGGATATGAAGAAATTATTTGGAAAGGTTAAAAATTTTAAAATACACTAGATATAAAAATGGAAACAAGAAAGTATGCCGGAGTAATGGTTAAATGTGGAGACCGCATTTTACTTTGTAAAAGAAATAATTTAGGTTCTTTTCCTGGAATGTGGTCCATTCCTGGAGGTAAATTAGAAGAAGGGGAATCTTCACAAGAAGGAGCTAAAAGAGAATTTTTTGAGGAAACTGCTGTGGACATTGACGAACTAGAAATCAAATTTATCGGGTTAGTTCCAAGACATACCCGTGACGGAAAAAAAGTGAAAGGATTAATGTATGTTTATTTATTAGAAACTGATGAAGAAATTCATCCTGATTTCGAAAACGCCATGGACGGAGAAGAACACACTGATTGGAAATATTTTACCCTCAAAGAAATAAATCCAATGGAATCTGGAGAGTATTTCCATAAAATAGCAGAAATTATTTTGAAATGATTTGGATTTTATTTTGTGCAATAATTGCATTTGGACTTTACGGTTGGTGGGATATAGAGAGACAAATCAAAAAAAACATTGACGATATGGATTTGTAAAAATAATTTTTATACAAAGGTTACTTTTCGTAATTTTTGGTATAATTATATGTTCATGTCCGAAAGGACGAACATCCCCCCCAAAAGTTTCACAAACTTTTTTTTGGTAAAACGAAAAAATTAATTATCTTTGTGAAACAATAACCCACGAGAGAATTTGTCGAGAGATATTAGTATCTTGTGGGATTTTTTCAAAAGTAGTTCTTTAAAATATATTGTGAGGTAGAGCAGTGGTAGCTCGGAAGGCTCATAACCTTTAGGTCGTTGGTTCGAATCCATCCCTCGCAACAAAAAAAGTTTTAATAAAATTTGACAGATTAAAAAAGATGTCTTAATTTTGTAAAACAGTTCGGGGGAATCGGTTCGGCAAGTGTCTGATAAAATGATTTCCGATTCCCCCGATAAAAAGTGATAGTTCTTTGAATAAAAATATTATCTTAACAGTTTCGTTGATGATGAGACCCTTGGGTTGATTTTGAGACATTCTGAAAAAGATATTGGCCGCCTATGGTCGTTAAATAAACTACGAAAGTAGTATAAAGTGGATTACCCTGGTTTTGGGTAGTCTGCGGTTTCCGAAAGGGAGCTTAAGTAGGCAAGCAGGATATCACATCATCTTTAGTACCGAGGGTAACACTGTAGGGAACGTGGTGGGGTGACCAAGCGATGCGGGTCGTTTGGTTGAGGTCGGAAGACTAATAAGAATAACCTGTAGAATGTATGTGAGAAATGGTAGTATCCACTGCCACAATTACGTCTTTCAATATCCGAGTTGACTTAAAACCGAAAGGTAAGTTGATGTACAGGTGGTGCTGTTATCAACCTTCAGACTTCCCTACCAAGGGATTTGTGATGAAGTTGACTCTCAATATGGAGGTGGGGACACTTCAGAGGGTAGTTTAGTATCGGGTCGTTCAAAAGATGACTTGGCTTCAGACGAGCCGCTACCTTCCTAATCCGTAAACCAACTCTTTGTTAAAATGGTTTAACAACTAATAATTACAAGGAAAAGTGCTCGTCAGTTGTGTGTGACAGGTCACTACATAGTCGTGAGATGTTCACGGCCGTGAAGGGTCCCAAGCCCGACACGATTTTCTCGAAAGTTCTCTATTCCCGCAAGGAAGAACTGGCTCGGCAGGGTCGGAGAGTGATAAGTAAGGAGAGAGTTGTACACAACTTAAGGATTGGTTAATCTAATTGACCGTGACTGAGGATTACTTCTCAAAAGGAAGTGGAAACGAAGGGAACCAAATAATCCTTCAAAAGATTCTCGAATGAACTTGTATTCTCAGAGTTTTAGCCAAACCCTGACCGTTTCCACGGTTGGGGTTTTTTGTTATTGATAACTAGATATTTATTATAAAATTGTTTTGAATAGAAAACCTATTATAAGGAAAGTTTTAAGAGAGGCTTTAGGAGTGCCTAATAACATCTATGATGTAAGTAAATCTGTATATCAAAGAATATTATCTTGGGTTGAAAATTTAGATGAATCCGACTTCAAAGATGGGGAAGGTGCCAATAAATTATTTAGAGTTAATTTACGTATCGCTGATTACCACTTCTCAAGTCTAAAGGTCAAACTTGGTGTTGAAGAACACAAAAAAGTTAAAGAACCTGAAATCATGTCAATGATTTTCAGGTCAGAATCCCAAAAGACCGAGGATTTGAAATTGGAACCAATCAAGAAAAAAACAGTTGATTTAATTATTATAATGGTTGTACCTTTAGGTTATGATTATGATGAGTTACAAGAATTTTTCGTTAGTAATCAAAACGATATTGTGGAAAGTATATCCCACGAATTGAAACATGCCTACGACCACTTCAAAAAATTATATGATAGTCCGCAAGAAAAAGCCGAATATCAGGCAACAATCCAACTTGGATTTGGATTTGAACCGTTGGACAGATTTGTTCATGATATTTATTTTTCTTCGGCAAATGAAAATTTGGTAAGGCCTACTGAAGTTGCATCGGCAATTCAAAACAATAAAATTTCGCAAAAGGGGTTTATTGATTTTCTAAAAAGTAATGACATTTACAGGAATTTGAAAAGAATTTCTTCTTTTAATTTAGAAAATTTCAAACAAGATATTTTAAGAGATGAAAAAAAATTAAAAAAGGTTTTGAAGGCAGTAAAAATGAAACCAAATAAAATGTCAGATGAGGAAAAGATTGATGCCGTATTCAAAATTTTATATGCAACAATTTCAAATGCAAGAATATCCAATTTCCAAGAAATACTTACTCATAACTTTTTTGAACAACTTATGGGTTTTGAAGGAGAAAAACAAAAGGTCTTCGAGAGGTTTATAAAGCGAAATCAGAGGTTCGAAAATCCTGAAGATTTTGTAAAATACTATGAAAAGTATTTTCATTATATAGGAGATAGAATGTTAAGAAAAATCGCAAAACTATATGCGATAACGGGAAAATAACTATTTCATGTAAGGGGAGTTGTCCAAAAACTTTTCTAGTTTTGTTTTAAAAATACCACCAACTTTCATTTCTTCAAAGTATTCCGAAATATCGGAAGCGGTGTTCCTCCCAAGTTCAGGGGTAAGTTGAACTTTCAAGAATTGAGGTGTGAATGCCTCAAATTTGTATTCTTTCAATTTGTCGACAAGGTATTGAGATATCACTGAAATATAGTTTTCGGTAAAATTCAACTTCATAAGAATTTTTTTTAATATTTCCAAATCTTCTGATAACATAATGATAAATATTTTGGCTTACGGAAAAAAAATTGTATTTTTGATAAAGTAAAACTGAATTTTATGTTTGATAAACTTATTGACCTAATTGTTACATTTATACATGATATTCTCCCTTGGAAAATTGTTAATCAATGGGAGAAAGGTGTTCATTTGAGAACAGGTAAATTTTCAAGAGTTGTTGAACCTGGTCTTCGATTCAAGATTTCTTTTTTCGACCAAATTCTCACCACATCCGTAATTACCCAAACCGTAAATTTAAAACCTCAAACCGTGACATCTTTTGACGAAAAAAGTGTGGTTCTGACTACAATTGTAAGATATCACATTTTTGATGTAAAAAAGTTTTTACTCGGAGTTATGCAAGCTAATGATGTACTTGTTGACACCACTCAAGGGATTATTCGAGACATAGTTGAAAGAACAACTTGGGAAGAACTTGTTGACCTCAATAAAAAAGTAACACCCGAAGTTAACAAACAAGTCAAAAAGTGGGGTATTCATGTAGAATTAATAAGTTTCCCTGATTTAGGTGAAATCAAAACATACAGAATTATGACTGACGGAGGAAAAGAAATGACTTTACCTCTCACAATACCTAACTATTAAATTATTTCTTCCAAGATTCTTTTTTGTATCCATGTTTCTCGAAATAATTTGCTGTGTTAAAGTAAACTATGTCAGCCCTATCTTGATTATAAAATTCCTGCCAAGGTGTATCATCACCTTTCATCGTGTGTATCGGAGTTTTACAAATTTCCAGAAGTTCTCCTGACTTGTATAATTCTGTTGATTTAATAAAGGGTAGGGAACAAAAGTCTTCGTAATTCGATTCTTGACGTATGAAAAAATCTGATTCCCTTGTTGGGTTGTACCACCAAGTCATATAATCATCATTCAAACTGTTATAAAAAACGTTTTGTAAGTAATGTTCAAATCTGTCATATCTTTCATCGTCTATTGATTCACCTCTGAATGTGCTGTGAACAACTCTGAATTGTGATACAAAACGAGAATACGGGTTACGTAAAAGTGTTATAAGTTTATATTTTTCGTGACCCTCAAACAAATGATGGTAGTGATAATGTGTGTTTGTAAGATAAGGTTCAAAAACTTTTTTATTCGGGTTATAACTTTTGTAAGAAAATCCTAATTTTTGGAAAATTTTCCATGCGTTGGTTGAAGAGGTTCTTGAGGGGAGCCAAACAAATGTTTTCAAATCTTCATTTATGAGAAATATTTGGTGCAAAAAAAATAGGTTTGTAATATAAATTTTATTAATTTTGTCTCCTAAATCAAGAAGTATGAATATGAACTCACACACAGTCAAGATTAATAACGAAAAGTTTGGTCTCTTGTTGAATGAAACTTTCGTTAACCCTACGCAATTCAAACTTTTTCTAAAAATAGTTCAAGGTTGTTTGGCTCTTAAAGAGGACCTAACGTTTTTCAACGGAACGGACTTTTTGGTTCATATTCCTTACAACCACCTCAAAGATTCAATCATCACAACCAGTGTCGATATTTATACCTTGACAGAGCATTTGATTAACAAATCCAAAATTGAGGCGGAAGTAACAAAATGAGTGAAAAATCTTCTACATTTTCAACCCTATTAAAAATAGGTGGGGCGGCTTTAGCTCTTCATATTGCCTACAAAATGGGAAAAAAGGTTGGGGTCAAGGAGGGTAGGTCAACTTTACCTCCGCCGCACTATCGTCCTCCGTTTGATGATTTTTCCTTAAGATTACCTGAAACCAAACCGAAGGTCCGTCAACCCAAAACCTATTATCCTGAATATGATTTTGTATATGAGGAACCAGAGATTGTGGAGGAGGTAAGTGAACTACAGGAAGAGGTTAACTATGTAGAAAAACTTATCCATGAACTTAAAACCAAAAAGGACAAATCTCAAAAAGACAAATACAACATTGACTTATTACAAATTAAACTCAAACAACTAAAACAAAAGTTATGACAACTATAGAGCAAATCAAAAGTTGGGGTAAAGACCATGGAAGTTCCCTCGGAGGTAAACAGACTTTACTGTTCAACGAACAACTCGAAATCTCAATTGTTGGAGGTCGTATGGGTCTTTATGGTGATTTCGAAAATGACTTTGAACTAGCAATAATCGACCGAAAAGATAGAAATTTTGTAACAAGATTTTTTGTGGAGGGTCTACAAGATGACGTACTTGCCTATGCATCAGGTGAAGAAATTGAGAAAATCGTAAATGAAGTTTTTCACAAACAAGATTTCCAAGTTAGATAAACTTGGTGGTGGAGCGGCTGATTAAACCACAGCCCCTAATGGGAGACTTCGGTCTCCCTTTTTTATTCTACCCAAATCCCAAACCCACATCTCGAAAAGATATAATTATATACTTTCATTTTTATGTGGTCCATCATTTCATCGTATTCAGCCCAATCTCCTATACTAACATCATCTTGAATTTCTGGTATTGTTTTATAGACATCCTTTCCATCTTCATCAACTGAAAAAATCTTGGAATCCACAAACTCAACTCTCGAAATTACATCGTTTTCTGCTTCGTCCTCATCATAATAAAGCGGGAATACATTGACTACCACATATTCTTGACCGTCAGTTTCTAAATCAACTTTAATTGCTTTTCCATCAGACAATTTTTCAATCGCTTTATCACAAAAATCTACCACACCTTCTTCACCTATTTCATTTTTCAAGTCGACTAAAAAATAGTCCAAATTATAATCTACCATATCAGATATGGACACAATTTTAGGGTTAGGATAACCTACCTTCTCCAAAATTTTTAAAAACGATTTTATTTTAAGTGTGTCTTCCATTAATCTTCGTCGTAACTTATACGGTAACTGAAATGAAAATCATGTTTAGTGTCGAAACTATACGTTATGTCCCATACTAATGGTTCTGATATTGAGAAGTTTCCAAACTTCAAGTTAAGTTCACCATCAGGAGTTATGGGAAATTTGACCAAGGATTCTTCAACAATATCAAACATTTTTTCAACATCATATTTGAAATTGTTCCACTCGGCATCAATCACACCTTCATAATCAACTTGGAAGTCAACCTCGTAAAACTCAATTTTTTTGTTGGAGTCCATAACAAATTCTATTGAAAGATTTTGTAACATCACTCTTTTTTCACGTAGGTCAAGTAAAAGAAGATATTTTAACTTTTCTTCAAGTTTTTTGAAATCCATGTTTATAAATAGATTTGTTTTATAATAATTTTTGTTATGCTTTCAAAAAAAAATATGGAAATCAATATCACTGTTAGTGAAAAAGAAATCAAAGAAAATCCAAATTACTACCAACTTGGTGAGTTAATACATAACCGTTATTGGCAAACGAGAAGAGACCTTGAGGGCCCTCCTAGTTGGGCTAATGATGATGAACATTTCAGTATGGATATTACTTCTGACGGAACAGTAAAAAGAATCATAAGACCTTGGACTTGCTCAATCTGTGGAGAGTCAACTCATGAGGTTGACAATGATTATCTTTCGGGTTGGGACCATTTACAATGTGTACTTCAAAAAGAGATGAACGATGAATATGACAATTGTGTTATTTGCGGTAAAACATCACCATACACAAGAAGTACTCACATCGACCAAAGAATTGGATATGTTGAAGGAGGAGGTCAAGGTTGTTTCTCTCCAAACCAATGTGAAATATGAAAACTTTGGGTGAAATTAATGTCAATCATGATTTGAAATTAGTTTGGATTGCTCCCGAAAGAACTGGTAGTAGAACCCAAGCAAACATCTTATCCTATTGTGGATTTATGAATGATGGAAACCCCGTTTGTTTTAATAACACTTACCGATACACACATAACACAAATGAGTCATTGATTCCAAAAGGTTATGAAATTATATGTGGTGCGAGAAATCCTTATGATAGAATTCAATCAATTTACAGTAATCTTTTCGGTTCGAAACAAAGAGTAGATTTTGATGGTTTTTTATTTCAATGGGTACCTAACGGACATTGTCTCAATATGGTTCAAAATCCTAAATTTTTATCGTTAAAACCTAAATATGTTCTCAGAATGGAAAATTTGTTCGATGATTTCAGGTCACTACCTTTCATATTTGATTTTCTTACTGAAAAACAATTGAAAATGTTATTAATTCATGAGAGAGAAAGGGAACCAAGTAAATCACTATCGGATAAGTCAAAATTAAAAATACAGGAACTTTGTGGTAAACATTTTGATATTTGGGGTTACGAAAGATAAATAAAATATTAACATCAAATCAGATTGTAATTAATATTTATCATAAAAGATAATATGAAAAAATTATTGTTTTCACTCTTTGTTTTAATTTTCGCTTCATGTAATTCACAAGACAACTCATTTGAAGATGATAATAAAATCAATTTTGTAACTGTTAACAAAGTTCCTGTTGTTAAAGGAACTTTAAATGGTAAAGAGGCTTTTTTTATTGTTGATTCAGGTGCATCAGTTAGTGTTTTGGACGACTCACAATCGGAGTATTTTGATTTTTCAACTTTCCCAAGTGATTCTGAAGCAGCGGGATATGGGGGGATTGCTCAGTTTGGAGAAGCTTCCGAAATTGATTTATTTATTGGCGGAAAAAAGTTTAATACTGATTTCAAAACACAAGATTTAAGTGCTATAGTAGAACTTATCAGAGAAAATGACAATATAGATATATCTGGTATTATTGGTTCTGATATTATGAAAACCTATCACTTTATTATAGATTATTCAAATTTATCTATTTCTATTGCAAAATAATTTTGGTTGGTAAATAATTGGGTTGTATATTTGTATTCACAAAACACAAACATATGACATCAACCACCACCATCCCAGCAGTTAAATTAAATCAAGATTCAGTTTTAAGTTCTGATGTTTTCTACGGTTCTTTTGACACCACCGTTAAAGGTAAAAGAATCACCGTTGGTGTGTCTAACCACATCAAAGACGTTAATAAGACTTATAAGTTTCGTTCAGCGGCAAAGTGCAAAGCGGGTTTCGTAAATATTCACGACTTTCAAGACACCCCACAAGGTGCAATCAGTATGTGGGGTAAAAACAACCTTGCGAACCTTCAAGTCGAGGTAGAGTATGAAAACGGAAGTAAGTTGTGGATGAACGTTTACACTACCAAGGGGGGTAAGTGGTACAGCATCGACCGTGGGTTTTTGGAGGTAATGACCGTGGGAACCATGCGTTCATCTTACCCTGACATGTGTGACATGAAGTTGTGGGAATATGTTGGTGCTAAAACTTGGGCAGATAAAGCCTTCGCGAAATGAGTTGGGAAATATATGGATATATCGGAACAGTCCTCATATTAGGTTCATTCCTAATTGAGGACGTTTTCCGTTTAAGGTTTGTTAACACAATTGGCGCAATCTTTTGGTTAATATATGGTTTTGGAATTTTGGCAAAACCAACGATTGTTGTAAATTTGTGCGTCATTACGATTCACTTGATATGGTTTATCAAACACCGAAAGGAATGGAACTCAAAGAAAAAATAAAAAATGCACCCAAGTACCCTGGTTGTTACATCTACAAAGATGATAAGGACCAAGTAATATACGTTGGTATGTCAAAGTTTCTTCCCAAACGTGTTTCATCTTATTTCCAAAAAAAACACGACGATAAAAAAACCAAGACTCTTGTTGAGCAAATTCGTGACGTTGAATACCAAATAGCTTCTTCTGAAGCTGAGGCTCTTATTATGGAAGAGGAACTCATCAAGATTTATAAACCGAAGTTCAATATCAAAGGTAAAGATGACAAATCAAGGACTTGGTATCTGTCTTTGACCGAAGGTCCCTATTCTAAACTGCAAATAACTCACGGAAAAGGTGATGAGACCCGTGGAATCAATTTTACATCAGGTCTGATGGCTAATGAGGTTATGCGACTTATTAATGACATTTTACCGTTGAGGACATGTTCTTATACTCTCAACCAAGAGAATATTGATAATAGTAAATTCAAACCATGCCTTGAATATCACCTTGGTCGATGTAATGCACCTTGTATTTCTTTAGAATCAAATTTGGAATACCTCAAGTACCAACTTATCGTTCGAAAGATATTTGAACTCGATTACAATAAGGTCAAAGTATTTCTCACAGGTCGGATGCACGACTTTTCTAAAGACTTGGAGTTTGAAAAGGCTGATGATTACCTTCGTAGAGTTAATCAAATCAAATTTCTTGAAGAGAAACTCGAACCAATCCGTGTTCGAAAGTACAATAAGATTGCCTTCGGTATCAAAAGGGTATTGGGTCTCATGAACCTCCCTCTTATTATAGAGGCTTTTGACAATTCTCATAATCAAGGGGACTCGAATGTGGCGGCTTCCGTAAGATACGTAAACAACAAACCACAAAAGAGTGAATATCGTAAGTATATTATCCGTGAAGAGTCTAACAACGGCAACGATTGTAAGTCCTTCGAGGAAGTTGTTTATAGACGTTTTAAGAGACTTTTGGACGAGAAAAGTCAATTACCTGACCTTGTACTCATTGACGGGGGAGTAGGTCAATTAAACGTCGCAAAAAAGGTTTTAGAGAGTCTAGGACTTACAGGTAGAATAGACCTTATATCAATATCCAAAGATAAAAATCATAGGTCTAAAACTGTCCACACAACTAACGGAAAACAATATTCTATGGACTGGTCAATCCTTGGGGTAATTCAAGAAGAAGTTCATAGATTTGCAATAAAGTTCCATAGGGAAAGAACAACAAAAAAACTATTACATGATTAACATTAACTACCATAGAAACATAATGTCAGAAGAGGGTAGTCACCCGTACGTGCGAAGAGCACTTGAATTCCTACCAGAATTTGAGTCTGCTGTTAATCAAGTGTATGAGACAGGAGAATGGAAGAATTACTGCAGTCAAGTAAATGAATACGACAAATATCTTTGGGAGGTTTATCATAATGAAAAACAGGCAACTAATCCAATCAACACTATTCAGACCAAGAAGTATTCGTCTTACAGGGAAACATTACTTTACCCACTTTGGAAAAGAATATCTGACCAACTTAATTTTTCTACGGAAGTTGTCCAAAACAAATCTGTTGCTCAAGTTATTTTCGATGACGGAACTTGTCAATACAAAGATTTAGATGGTGGATTATACATCTATCAAAATCATTTGGGATTCACAATACCAACCCCTGTGCTTGTTCACGAAGACAAAGGAGGTCATTTCTGTGCAACACAGGGGTCTAACGTTAACGCAATATTCAGAAAGTTCAAAGACTTAAGTACAGATATCGTTTCCATAACAACGACTGACAATAAAATCACAATCGGAAAAAATAAGGATTATAGTTTTATGTCCTCAACAAATTACATCTTTTCTTTACGAGGAAAGAATGGTGTCGATTATATACAACATAGTCCATTGGTTGGTGAAAGATTTTCTCTTATTGAAAAAAGTATAGTTGAGAAACTAAACAGTTTGGGAGAAGAACCATTTTTAATAGGTAACCTCAAAATTAAAACCAGACACGTAAAAACCATAAGAGAATCTATCGATAGTGGTGGTGTGATGGTTAATTTTTAAAATTAATTTTGGTGAATTGTGTAAAATGATTATCTTTGTATTCACAAAACACACACCACCATGACAATCCAAACTACCACTGTTTCAGTCCAAGACAAAGTTCGCAACTACCAAGGTCAAAACCGGTTTCTCATGAACCTCAAGGACTCTCTCAACAAGTGGGGTGGTCTGACTCAAAACCAACTTACAGCGGCCGAAAAGGCTTTGAATGCTGAAGTTAAGACCATCAACAAGGACAACCTCCCTCAGGACGTGAAGCGTATTGTTGAGTACAAAGGTGAGAACTCATTTGTCAAGGACATCGCTCTCAAATTCGAAAAGTGGGGTACACTTACCTCAAAGCAAATCTCAGCCGCTGTGGCTCAGATTCAAAAGGAGGAGGACAAAGAAAAGACCGTTCGTATGAACTGGCCAACTGTTGGTGAGACCATCAAACTTGGTCGCAAAAAAGGAGTAGAACTTAAAGAGAAGTACGGTCTGAAGTTCAATCCAATCCTTATTGATATCACAGCTCTTAAAGCTGTGTCTCCAAAGGCGGTTCAGTTCATTGGTAAGTTGACCGTAAAACGTGGTGATGTTTGTACATGTTGCATGAAGACTCTGACTGATGAGTTCTCTATGTTGACTGGAATGGGTAAGATTTGTGCAGGTCATGTAGGTGTTGAGTACATCACTGACAAATCACAGGCTCAGCGTTTCCGTGAGGAGTACCTTAAGCGTGTTGAGGAAATCGGTGAGATGGAGTTTTGGGTTCCCAAATCCCAAATCAAGAAGTGGGATGGTGTTACTGCTTCGATTGTTGGGACTATCTAAAGCCAACCCCTCCCACAAGGAGGGGTTTTTTCTTAACATAAAGGTAATACGGTTTTTCAGGTCGTTGGTTGTCGAGTTTCTACTTATTATGGAAACTTCTAAAATGTTAAGAAAAATATTAATTCCTTTAATCCTACCTTTGAGTGTATTTTCTCAAGACACTCTTTTCAACAAAACATTATCTACAGTAACCGTAAAAAGTGCGGGTAAGAAAGAATCTGTTGTTGCAGTTGTTAATATGGTAAGGAACAACTCATCAGTTTCTGATGGTGTTTCTATAGAACAAATAAAAAAAACTCCTGATAGGACTGTTGGCGATGCTCTTAAGAGGGTCAATGGGGTAACGATACAAAATGACAAATTTGTTCTCGTGAGAGGACTTTCAGATAGATACAATTTATCTTTTCTAAATAAAACACTATTACCATCAACTGAACCAGACAGAAGAGCTTTTTCTTTTGATATAATACCTTCTTCGCTTATTGATAACGTTATTGTTATAAAATCTGCGGTTTCGTCATTACCTGGAGATTTTGCTGGAGGAGTTGTTCAAGTCACCACCAAGGAGGTTGGTAGTAATTTTTTGTCTCTATCTCTCGGTACAAGTTATGGAATTGTGTCGAGTTTAAAAGATTTCAAATTGGTGGACTATACGAACTTCCCCACCAAATTTCCTTCAACATACACTTTCAGAGTTGGAAGTTTGGGAGACAGAAGGGCTTACACAAAACTTATGACTGGTGGGGTTTATAATAACTTCAGGTCTTATCCAAACCTTAATGGTGGTATTTCATTTGGTATAAAAAAACCTAAATGGAATTACCTATTTAGTTCAAATACAAGAAAGACATTTTCATTAAACTATATTGATAGACTTGATTATCAAAGTTCTTCTGAGCTGGCCTACAGATATAAGGATACTCTTTTTAGTGATAATATATCTTTGAGCGGACTTTTCAATGTTACTTATCTTGGTAAAAACAAAATCTCTTGGAAATCAATTCTAAACCATCAGGTTGAACAGACTTATCTTACAAGAGATGGAGAGAATTATGACAATGTGCAGTATGTTAAAAGTACTTCATCAAACGCTATCGTTAAAACATTATTTAATTCCCAAATAGAAGGAAAAATCAAAACCTTTGATTATAATTTTGGCTACAATTTGATGTTACGTGACCAACCTGATTATAGGGTTAATCCAATTACAAGGTCCCTTGGTACAAATGATAATTATGCAATTGCTTGGAGAGACACTTATAGATTTTGGTCTGTTATGAACGAGAATCAAGTTAATGGTTCTTTATCTAATGATTTCGGAAAAATAAAAGTTGGGGGCGGACATCTACAGAAGTTTAGAAATTTTCAGGCAAGAATATTCAGATATGAATCAGAAGATTTGTTAAATGAAATCACAAATAACACAGATAAGTACAACGCCGATTTTGGACTTTCTAATCTATTTTTTCAATATGACGATACATGGAATAAATGGAAACTCAACGGAGGTTTAAGAACTGAATATAATACATTTCAAGTTAATACATCTGATTTCAGTGGTTCTCAAGTAAATGTTGATAGAGAATATTTGGATTTTCTCCCATCTATTAATTTATCTTATAATTTAGAAAAAACAAAATATAGATTTTCTTTTTCCAAAACATTGGCAAGACCAGAATTTAGAGAAGTTGCTAATTTTGCATACTATGATTTTGTAAGAAACGCTCAACTTCTTGGCAACCCTCAACTAAAAAAAACAGACATATATAATTTCGATTTAAAATGGGAACTTTATCCTAAAGTTGGTGAAAACATTTCATTTGGAGTTTTTGGTAAAAGTTTCTCAAATCCAATCGAACAAATTGTTGCTGATGGTTCGGTACCATCAAACCTTTTGTTAACTTATACAAACCCCAAAAACGCATCAGTTGTTGGAATTGAGGTTGAATTAAGAAAAAAGGTTTTGAGTTGGTTAGATTTTTATACAAACTCAGCTCTGATAAATTCAACTGTTAAATTAGACAACACCAAAAGACAATTACAAGGTCAATCAAATTATATTCTAAACGGAGGAGTTAATTTACATAAAAACAAATCTTCCTTGTCCATTTCTTATAATAGAATTGGAGAAAGAATATCCGCAGTAGGATTTCAGGGATATCCTGACATTTTTGAAAACTCAAGAGACCTTATTGATGTTGTATTTTTAACAAAATTCAAAAAAGGTGAAATAAAATTATCTGTTGGGGACTTGCTAGCACAACCAACTAGATTTTATCAAAAAATAAACAATAGAGATTTGATTAAAATAAACAACGAACAATCAATATCTCTTTCATTCAATCTAAATTTATGAAAAATTTAATTTTCGGACTATTAACAATTTCTTTATTCAGTTGTACAAAGGATTTGGGTGGTGATGGAGGACCTATCAATATACCTTCATCAACAGTAATTACAGGTTCAATTAACGCAACAACAACTTTGACTTCTGATAAAGTTTGGACATTAAAAGGATACGTTTACGTAACCGAAGGAGCTTCACTTATCATCCAACCTGGAACTGTAATTAAATCAGACATCGCAGAAAAAGGCGCCCTTTGTATTGAAAGAGGAGCAAAGATAATCGCTGAAGGTACACCTTCGAAACCAATTGTTTTTACTTCAGGTCAACCTGATGGACAAAAAAGTCCTGGTGATTGGGGTGGTATAGTTATACTTGGCAGGGCTAAAACTAATAGAATTTCGGAACCAACGATTGAAGGTGGTATTGGAAGACCTTATGGTGGAACAAACAATGAAGACAACAGTGGGGTTCTAAAGTACGTTAGAATTGAATATGCTGGTATAGCGGCATTACCTAATTCAGAAATTAATGCTCTTACTTTGGGAGGTGTTGGAAAAGGAACTACTATCGAATACGTTCAAACAATTTATGCAAATGATGATGCTTTCGAATTCTTTGGTGGAACTGTTTCTCCAAAATATCTATACGCATTTGCAACGGCAGATGATGATTACGATTTTGACTTTGGTTACACAGGGGAAGTTTCATTCGGTATTTCGAAAAGAGAACCTTTATTTGTTGATAACGGAGACGCGGGTAATGGAGTTGAATGTGATAATGATGGTACAGGTTCACAAGCGCAACCTTTCACACATCCAAAACTTAATAATATGATTCTCATTGGACCCTTTGATATTACCTCACTCTCAAATCATAATTTAGGATTGAGATGGAGACGAGCAACACAATTCTCAATTTCAAACTCGAAGATTTTGGGTTATCAAAAAGGTTCATTTTCAATTGAGTCAAATGAAACGGCACAATCTTACAAGGACGGAGTTTCAAAGTTTTTAAATAATGAAATTCAGGCTTATGACCCTATGTTGAATTTTAAATCTACTTCTACAATTTTCAGCGCTTTGGAAATGAAAACAAAAGCACTCGGGGATGGAAATTTGGAAAAACAATATACAAAACAAGAAATGGAAACATTATCAAAACCAAGTTGGACTAACACTTGGACAAGGTTTCCTTTAAAAGGTAATTAAAGATAAGCCCTCACTTCGGTGGGGGTTTTTTATTTATTCTATATTTATGACATATGAGAGAGCTCATCAAAAATATATTGAGAGAGGGTAACGACGTTGACAAGATTAAAACTAACGAAATAGAGGTCCCTAAAAAACTTCCAAGTATAGTGAGATTTATCAAATCAAAGTATGGAAACAGAGTAAAAGTAAAAACTGAAAACAAGGGTGTTTACTTTGGTAGTGATGATTACCAAGGAATTTGTAAAGAGATTAAGATATATGTTGAAGATGAGAACCTTTTAGCTGCAGAGGTTAAGAGTGATTTGTGGAAAGACATAAGAAATTTTTTTGATATAAACATGTCTGAATATGGTTCATGTTTGGACCTTATTGTATATAAAAAAACCTGGAATAGAGTATAATGGCAAATT